TGCAGCTGAAGTACCTGCAGCTGAAGTACCTGCAGCTGAAGTACCTGCAGCTGAAGTACCTGCAGCTGAAGTACCTGCAGCTGAAGTCCCTGCTGAAGCACCTGCAGCTGATGCTGCACCTGAAGTAGATCCTTGGGAAGGTGTTAATCCTGCGCTTAAAGCACAATTTGAAGCTATGCAAGGCCAAATTGAAGCAGCTAATAATAATGCTAGTGCAGCTTCAGGCCGCGCAAGTAAGTTGCAAAGTACACTTGATTCACTAAACCAACAAGCTGCGCCTAAACCTAAAACGACTGCAGAATTACTGCAGCTAGGCTTAGAAGATAAAGCAGCAAGAGATAAAATTCGTGAAGACGATCCAGAACTTGCAGGTATGCTAGACCAGATGGATGCGTCTATAAATAAAAGAGTTGGTACTGCTATAGATTCGCTCACAGGAACGATTAACAGCACTATTGACCAGAACATGTCCCGTCAGCAAGAGTATAACGAAAGTGTGCGTGTACTTGACTTAAAGCACCCTGAATGGGAGAATACGGTTTCAAAAGATGAATTTAAAAATTGGGCTTTTGAAAATGGCCCTACAGCTCAAGAACGAGCGAACTATGATTATTATCTAAATAATGCTGCTGCGCTATCCGAAACTTCGCCTGCACAAGCCGAACAATGGTATAACGCTGCTGATCAATATTATGGTCAATTACTTGGTGCTCACCCTGTTTGGGCGGCAGATAGAGGCGCTTTATACGGCGACTCATCGTCCAAAGCTGCGATACAATTGCTAGACAAATATAGCGCAAGTACTGCAGCTCAAGAGCAAGCTAATAGTCAAGTTGCTCCGCAAGTTAATCCTGCGGTAGCATCTAAGCCTAATCTCTTTGAAGAGAATGTAGCACCTACTGATGGTTCTGCAGTATCCCCTCAAGACAGTGCAGAAGATGTAAATAAAGCTTTCGAGGATGGCTTTAACAGCTAAAAAACTGGCGCTTTAATTAGCCCCAAAAGTTTAAAAATCGGACGACCTAATGCCCTTCGATTTACAGAAAGTACGGAATGTTTCCGTACATAAATATTTTTATAAATTTTATAAACGATACATTAGGAGTCTGAAATGGCTATTGTAAGTTACGACACGAACACGCCTCGTATAGCGAAAGTTAAAGGCGAAATTTTAAAACATGCGATCCCTCGTATGGTTTTATCAATTACTGGTACACAACATAGAATCGGCAAGAACATGTCTGATACTGTTGTGTTTAGACGTTGGTTGCCTTTTGGTGGTGCTACTACTAATAGTTCAACAATCAATAACTGGGTAGTTGATCCAAACGAACATCTAACTACAGATGGTGTAACACCTGTAGCAGATACAATCATTCCTCAAGATATAACAGTTCAGTTGAACCAGTATTCGTGTTTATATGCGTACACTGATAAAACTGCTGATTTGTACGAAGATGACATTCCAAAGCCAATGATGAAGCAAGCAGGTCAACGTATGGGCCTAGTTAAAGAGCTTGTTGCTTATGGTGTACTTAAAGCAAGTACTAATAAGTTTTATGCAGGTGGTACTTCAAGAGCTACAGTAGATGCTACGGTAAGCTTGAACAGACTGCGTAACATTACGCGTTCTTTGGAATCAAATCGTGCTGATCAGATAACTGAAGTTATCAAAGCGTCACCTAACTACAATACGGTTCCTGTTGAGTCAGGCTATCTTGTATTTACTGACACTGATATGGCTCATGATATCCGTGAAATTGAAGGCTTTACTAAAGCTGCTGAGTATGGCGAACGTGGCATGAAAGCGCATCCTAGAGAGTTAGGTGCGGTTGATGAATATCGTTTCATTACTTCACCTGAATTAGGTCCTGTTTTAGCAGGTGGTGCTGCAGTAGGTTCTACTGGTTTAGTTTCTAACGGTGGTTCAAACGTAGATGTATACTTCATGATCGTTGTTGCTGATGACGCATGGGGTGATGTTGCTTTACGTGGCTTAGATGGCTTTAGTTTAACGCATCTTCCTCATAGCTCTAAAGATAAGCAAGATCCATTAGGCCAACGTGGTTATGTTGGTGGTAAGTTCTGGTGTGCTCCATTCATGCAAAATGATGGTTGGGCTGCAATACTAGAATGTGGTGCTACGGTTCTTGCTGATAGCTAATCTATTTAGCGCCTAGTTAATCTACTAGGCGCAATACTTTTTAAGAGAGGATTTTAAGTCATGGCACATGCAAATAACTTAAATCAAATGGGAACCATGAGTTTCACAAAAACGGTAGCAGTGGCAGGTACTACTTCTACGGTAACTACGTCTAACGCAACTGATTTTATCATTGATGGTAAATTTGGTACGCAATTAGATGCTTTAACTAACCAAGCTACACCAACTACAGATCATCTAACTGGTCTTGCATTCCCTGCTTTAGCAATAAATGAAGGTTGTGCAATCGTACTAGGTACGACTATCGCAGGTGGTACTACTGTAGTAGCAGTTCAAGGCGGCATTGAGTCACTTGACGCTACAGGTGGTGATTTTATTATCGCTCCTAGCTTCGGTTCTATCCCTGATACTATGTGTCCATTTGCGTATATTATTATACAAAATGGTTCTACAGGTAGTGCATGGACATTCGGTACGACCTCATTCGGTGCTACAGGTATCACAGATACTTTCGTAGACATTGCAATGATGCCTGACCGTCCACAAGAATCTTAATAGATTCTTAATGTAAGCCCCGTTCTTACGGGGCTTTTTCCTATCTAAATAATAAACTTCAAAAAGTAATAATAGAAATAATAAACCTATAAGAAGTACTAAAGGTTTTTATTATGGCAAAAAGTAAGCAGAGGATAGCAAAGCTAGTTCTCACAGATGAAATGACGTTCCTCCCTAATGCAGAGTTACGCATAAGAAACCAAGACGGTACATATACTTTAGTAGACCTTGCGGCTATAGCTCCTTTACTTACTCAAGAACAGTCTAGGATGGGCTTTTGGGATTATAACGATGCTGCTACAGCTGTCACTCCTATAGTTCTTACGCCTAATGACACTTTCGTAAAGATAACTAATGATGAATTAGGCCCAGGAACTGAAAAAACTTATGCAATCCCCGGTTTCGATGATGTGTGGGACCCTTCAACTAATCAATTTGATTGGAGTGGTTTTGCTTTAGGTGATGTATTCGATGTTCGATTTGATTTTCAGGTAGAAACTATGAGTAATAATACTGAAATTTCATTTCAACTTGATGTAGCCGTAGGCCATGCAGGGAATTATCAGCTAAACATGCACCGTGAGACTTTTAAATCTATGGGAACCTATAATGTTGTTTTTATGTTCTCTATCTATATGGGTAATGCAAGGACTTTAAACTTCCCTACTGAAGTCATGGTAAAATCAGATACAGGTACTACAGATGAAGTAGTAGTTAATGGGTGGTTCGTAGAAGCTCATACACGTAGTAATTACTAAAAAACCCTAAACGTGTTTATTACTGAATATTAAGGTATACTATATAAATTAATCATTACATTCCTCTCTAAAACATAGGGTTTTAGAGGGTAGAAACTCCATAAGAGGATTGAGAAGATGGCAAAAGGCTCCCAAAGACAAAGAAAGATACAAGTGACTGATGAACTTTTATTAGGCACTAACGCAAGAATGCTGAAGAAAAATAGTAGCGGTGGTTATGATGTTATATTCCCTGCTTCTGAAAATCATGCAGTTCTTATAACTACAAAAACGGTATCTAAAGAAGAGAACGGTACACACTTTATTCTTAATACTGCGACTGCTTTTGTAACTACGCTACCTGCTGTAGCAGTTGGTTTAGAATACTGGTTCCATATCGGTGCAACTGAACCTACAACTACTCATACGGTAGTAACGGATTCAAGTGCTAATGTTATCGTAGGTAATTTAGCTTCTCCTGACTTAAACGCTGCCTCAGATGTAGCTACAGTTACAGATGCTGATACTATATCATTTGTTGCTAGTAAGGCTGTACATGGTGATTTTGCACATGTTTGGTCTGATGGTACAAACTGGTACTTAGACGGTATGTGTAAAGCATTTGACGGTATGACTACTACTCAAGCTTCTTAATAAGTAGCTTAGTTTAAAGGTTAATCAACATGGCTAAAGCCAATAAAGGAAAAACCGAAGACACCAAAGGCCCTGAGATTAAAAACTCAGGGCCTGTAATGTGTCAAATACCTCAAACCAGTTTAACTGAACTCTATAATTGGGTGACGGGTGCGAATATGATTATGCCATATAATCAAGTAGCACACGCTGTTAAACTTATTAATACTGCTACTATTATTGAGCAGCCTAATTCAAAATAGAGATTAAATATCATGGCAAAAGATAAAAAACCAGTCCTCAATCTAAAGTCTTTAGAGACTAGCATTGCGGATAGTAATAAAGCTACAGATGAAAAAATAGAAAATCTTGAATCCTCAATTAATAAAAAGATGGATGAAGGTTTTGACGAATTAATGAAAAAAGTAACTAATGTTCTTCCTGTTCAAACAACTAAAGGCAGTAAATTGTCTACTGACATTCATGAACATGCAGATGAAGATACGATATCTTTTAAAGATAGCAATCCTCATGAAGATGTTGAGATTGTTGAAGTAGCTTTAACTTCGTCTGAATCCTCAGAATTTAATAACAAAGCTGAACAACTAAAATTTGATAATGAGATGATCGAAATAATGGTTATGCCTTCGACTTCTACTTATCCTGATCACTGTTTCCCTGTTGGCGTTAACGGTAGAATGCTATTAGTTACTCGCGGTCAAAAACAATGGTTGCCTCGTAACTATGTTGAAGTGCTTTTACGCGCTAAAGTTTCTACTTATGGTAATGAAGAAACTATTCGCCCTAATGGTGAAAGAACTATCAAAAACCCTGAAACTAAATCGCATAGATATCCTTTACAAATTATCAGCGATAAAAATCCTAAAGGTGCTCAATGGTTGCACCGTGTTTGTAACGATATGAGAGCATAAGATAATGGCTACCTATTTAGAGATATGTCAAAATACTGCAAGGGAGTGCGGGATAGCAGGTGGGGCTGACGCTTCGCCTAAACCTACTGCAGTAACCGGGCAGATTGGAGAACTTAATAGGGTCGTTAATTGGGTAGCCACTGCTTATAAAGAAATTCAAGGTTCGCGTGATTGGAGATGGTTACGTAAAAAATTCACTTTAAATACTGTTGACGGCACTAAGGCTTATGCTTTTGGTTCTGCTACTGACGTAGACGACTCTGCAGCAATAACAAGGTTTAGGTCTTGGGATATTGGCGATAGACTTAACGCCCCTAAGCTTTACTTAACTTCTGCAGGTGTGGGTAGTGAAGTATTCATCTCTTACGTTCCTTGGGATTCATTTGAACATTTATATGAAACCGGGGCCTTACAAACTCAAACATCTCAACCTATCCATGTAACAGTTAATAACAAAGATGAACTTCAGTTCGGTATAGCGCCAAACGATATCTATACTTTTACAAGCTATTACATTAGGTCTGCACAAGTTCTAGCTGCAGATGGTGATATCCCTGAAATGCCTGTAGCGTATCATGACCTGATTATGTATCAGGCAATGTATTACTATGGCGTGTATGAATCAGCACCTGAAATAATTATGAGAGCTGAGAAAGGCATGAGAAGACTTACTAATCAGCTCAACATGAATCAAGCAACCCACTTCCGTAGAGGCAGGCATTTAGCATGAGTCCACCAAGACTAGCAAGTCCTAAATTTGATCACTTAGTTTTCGGTGGCGGTTTCGATACTGAAACTAGACCTTGGAATGTTGACCCAGGTAAATTAAGAGAATCTAAAAACTATGAGATAGGTATTAATAACCAAGGCTATATTGATATTGAAGGCTATGAACGTCTTGACGGTAGACCTGCACCTTCTGCTGCTGAATACTCTCTTTTTAAAGTCACTATTACTGGTGAATTTTCTGTAAACGATACTATAACGCAATTAGTAACAGGTGCTACTGCAGTAGTAGTAGCTGTAATTACTACTAATACTCCCAATGAATTAATTATCACAAAAATTACTGGTCAGTTTGACGCGACTAATGATTTACAAGTATCTGCAGTTACTGAAGGAACTCCTACAGCGCTACCTGCAAAAAGTGGTGCGAGTACTAGAAAATTACATGCACAGTATCTAAACCTAGCAGCTGATGAATATAGAAGCGATATAACAGCCGTTCCTGGCTCTGGCACTATTTTAGGCGTACACCTTTTTGATGACGTTCGTTATGCTTTTCGTAATAACCCTGCAGGTACTGAAGCCGATTTATACAAAGCTACAACTTCAGGATGGTCTCAGGTCCCATTAGGCCGTGAACTATCTTTTACTTCAGGTGGTACGTATACGATTGCTGAAGGCGATACGATAACAGGGGCCACCTCTGCGGCTACTGCAGTTATTACTAGGGTAGTAGTCGAAACTGGTTCGTTATTGGCAGGTGATGCTGCAGGGCGCTTAATTTTTGCATCTCAGACTGGTACTTTCGTAGCTGAAAATTTAGACGTAGGCGCTAATCTTAATGTAGCGACTATAGCCGCCGATAGTGATGCCATAACATTTACAGCCGGGGGCCGTTTTGAGTTCGTTAACACTAATTTTGGTAACGGCTTTAGAACTTATGGTTGTGATGGAAAAAATAGAGGCTTTGAATTTGACGGTACCGTAATGGTTCCTATTAATTCTACTATGCCAACTGATACGCCTACACATGTAATAGACCATAAAAATCATTTATTCTTTTCTTTTGCAGGTTCTGCACAACATTCTGGTATTGGTAATCCTTACACCTTTAGCCCTATCTTTGGTGCTGCTGAATTAGCTACTGGTGATGTGATTACAGGATTTATGACTGAACCGGGTGAGCAAGGAACGAGCACGTTAGGCATTTACAATAAAAATAGGATGCACATGCTATATGGTACGAGTGTATTAGATTGGAACTTAGTGAAATACAGAAAAGAACTAGGTGCTTTTGAACATACGCTGCAACAATTTGGACGTACAATATATTTAGATGACCGAGGCATTACAAATTTAGAAACTGTGTTAGATTTTGGTAACTTTCAACAAGCAACCCAATCAAGACACATTCAAACATTTTTAAACCAGAAAAGAAACTTAGCCCAGGCTTCATGTATTGCTAGGGATAAGAACCAATACCGAATATTTTTCTCAGATAAGAGCGCATTATATGTGACTACTGAAGAATCTGAAATTGTAGGCTTCATGCCTCAAAAATTTAATCATATCGTGTCTTGCGTGTCTTCTTTAGAAGATTCTAACGGTGACGAAGTTATTCTATTTGGCTCTACAGACGGTTTTGTATACCACTTGGATCAAGGTACTTCTTTTGATGGCGATCCAATTGATGCACTACTAAAATTACATTATAACTTCTCAAAATCTATAGGATGGAAGAAAAAATATTTAGGCGTTACCTTAGAAGCTTCAGGTTCAGGATATTCAGAGTTCGATTTAACTTACGAGTTAGGGTATAATTCCACTAATATTTCACAACCTACTTCACAAACAGACGTATTAGACTTCTCTGGTGCTGTTTGGGATGACTTTGTATGGGATCAATTTTTTTGGGATGGTGCGAGTTTAACACCTTCAAATTTAAAGTTAGATGGGTCTGCTGAAAATATCTCATTAGTGATTAGAAAGAACAGTGATTTCTTTTCT